TTGGCAGTGGCCGATACTTGTCCAGCAGTTGTCAAGTTGCCACCTGTTACGTTGGCAGTAGCACTTACTATACCACCCGTTAATACGTTACCACCAGTGACGTTGGCTGTAGCACTCACTTGGCCTGCTGTGGTCAAGTTGCCACCGATCACGTTGGCAGTTGCTGAGACTAATCCACCTGTGAGTACGTTGCCACCTGTGATGTTGGCAGTGGCAGTCACTTGACCTGCTGTGGTAATGTTGCCACCGATTACGTTGCCTGTTGCACTGACTGTGGTGCCCGCTGACAAAGCATTGGTTGCAGTTACGTTGTTTGCACTGAGATTGTTGGCAGTAAAAATTGCTGTGGCATTTGAACTGAGTGCTTGATCACCAAGTGTGAGAGTATTGCCACTCAGATACAAGTTTTTCCAGTACTGTCCTGGGCCGCCAAGACTGTATGTTGCATTGGCACTGGGTAACAAATTACCAATTACGTTGCCAGTGATACTGAGGTTGTTTGTTTGTGTCACACCAGCAGTGACCAAATTGCCACCAGTGACGTTGGCAGTTGCCGAAATCACGCCACCTGTTAATACGTTGCCACCTGTGATGTTGGCTGTGGCCGATACTTGACCTGCTGTGGTAATGTTGCCACCTGTTACATTGGCTGTTGCACTGACAAGGCCTGCTGTGAGCAGGTTACCACCTGTCACATTTCCTGATGCACTGAGTACACCGGTGATATATTCACCTGTTGTGGCAAATACCGCCACATTTGATGTGCCGTTCACGCTGACCGTGACGTTGGCATTTGCTGCCGCAATATTCACATTACTTGTGCCATTGTTGATGTTGGCCACAGATGTGATTACACCTGTCAGGAAGTAGCCGTTACCAAGAATATAGTTACCGGTCACGTTGCCAGTTGCTGACACTTGTCCAGCAGTTAATATGTTACCACCAGTGATGTTGGCCGCTGATGTGATTGTTGATGTGGCCGAAATCAATCCTGCTGTGAGCAAGTTGCCACCAGTTATGTTTGCTGTAGCACTCACTTGACCTGCAGTGGTCAAGTTGCCACCCGCAACGTTGGCAGCACTTGTAATTGTGCTAGTGGCACTTACAACGCCGCCAGTCAATAGATTGCCACCCGCAATGTTGCCTGTCACTGATTCAATGCCAGAAACAATCAAGTTTCCGCCATAAATGTTACCTGTGGCACTGACCAGTCCGGCTGTGTTGATATTGCCACCTGTGACGTTGGCAGTCACACTGACCACTGCACCCAAGAAACTTGATCCAGTCACAGTACCGGTTGCAGAGACCAATCCGCCGGTTAATATGTTGCCACCAGTTACGTTACCAGTAGCACTTGCTGTGCCTGCTGTGACCAGGTTACCACCTGTAATTGTACCACTAGCACTGAGAACACCAGTGATGTATTCGCCTGTGGTGGCAAATACAGCCACGTTTGGTGTGCCAGCAATGTTGACGGAAATATTGCCATTGGCCACGGCTGAAAGACTGCTGTTGCCAGCCGAGATTGGAAAGCCAGCACTGGAAGCCGCAACACCGGTCAGTTGTGAACCATTACCAAAATAATAGCCAGCTGTGGTAATGTTGCCTGTAGCACTGATTGTGGTACCCACGGTAAGCGCACCGTTGACAGCAATGGTATTGGCTGTGATAACGTTGGCGGTAGAAAGAATTCTAGTCCATGAATTGGTTGCGCTAGAATACTGGTACGATACTTGGTTTACAACTGTTACTTGTCCATTTGTGGGTGATACTGGAAAGGCCATAATTTCTCCTGTTGGTCTTATGTGTTACTTATGCCAAATCAAAAAATTCAATTTGAAGCATGGTTTTTTAATTTCCTACATTTGCTTGCTCTGCAAGCCATTCTTCACGGGTCATTTGACGTGGTTGATCCTGTTGTTTTTGTTGTTCTAGCCACTGTTCACGGGTCAGTGTTTGGGCAGTTTGTTGAGATGCTTGCTCCCTCAACCACTCTTCTGTGGTCATGGTGCGAGTCACAGTGACCAAGTTTGTTGGTGTTGGCGTGTGAATAGTTTTGACCTCAACTTGCGATGCCAACCATTGTTCTCGGGTCATGGGCGTGGCAGATTGTTGCTGTTGCGCCAACCACTGTTCAGCAGTTGTTTTGGCTGCTTCTTGTGCCAGCCACTCTTCAACTGACATTGTGGGAGTGCTTTGTTCTGCGTGTTGCTCATGATCTGCAGAATAGCGTGGGTATTTGGCTTTGACGGCTCGAATTCTAGCAGCCATTTCTGGTGGAAAAACTCCAGCATGGTACAAGGCATCCAGTTGTTCTTGGATGGTAGGGTATTCTCTGGCACGATTTCTTTTGTATTCGTCCCAGTCATAGGCCTGTTGCAGCCGCTGTTGTTCTGCATGTATTTGTTCCAGTGTCACTGGAGGCGTTTGGGGACGATGCCAAGTTATTGCCTGGTCATACAACCCCACACTGACTTCTGCACCAGGTACCAAACTTTGAATAGCATGAAATAGAGTGATCATGTGGCGGCAATCTCCATGGCTATCAACCAAATATTTGTGCTGGTCAATGTACTGCTGGCATTGGACACTTTTTGCTGTAATTTATATGTTATTGACCCATTGGTGGCAGGGCTATCCAAGTAACTGTAGGCGATGGCACCGGTGGCACCAACTCCACCTGTGCCTGATGTTCCCACAGTTTGAATTTGCAAACTAACACTGGAACTTCTAACCAATTGAGTATCGGCGCTGACTCCGTAGCCCACCAGGGCACTAAAATCACTGGTACCTGTGGCTATGATCAACACTCGACTGGCAGCACTTGTTGTGGTTATGGTAACATTTGCATAATTAATGTCAGCATAACTGGTGCTGTTGGTAATGCTGCCGCCCAGACTTGAACTCATCACTGTTTGTATTACCGCGCCCAAGGGCATGTTATATGCGGGTAATCTATTGTTGGTGTAGAGATTCTGCGTGTAAGTGTTGCGGAAATACACACTGCTGGTACCAATGTCATAGGTCACATTGGCCACAGGTACCAAGGTACCTGAAATTGCCACGTTGGCAATCACTCCACCAGCAAATGCAGGTGAGGTGGTATCTACCCAATAACTACTTGTGCCATCATTGATGTATTCGTACAATACATCATTTGTGGTATCATACCACTGATCTGCTATGTCTGGCCCAGCAGGTGGGGATACTGCGGCGGTGTAAACAATGCCGGTGGGGATTGGAACACCATTGGCATAACAATAATTGTCAGATCGTATTGCGTTGCCAAAAACGTTGCCTGTTGCACTAACTAGCCCAACTGTTAATATGTTACTGCCAGTGATATTGCCACTGGCGGTAAACGTAGTGGCTGAAATTACATTGGCACCACTGATGTTACCACTAGGTCCAGTGGTTATTACGCCGCCACCGGTTACATTGCCAGTGGCGCTGACAATACCACCTGTTAATACATTACCACCTGTGATATTGCCTGCAACTAATACATTTGATAGTGTTCCAACTTGAGTCAAACTTGAGTATAAAACATTTGAACTCAAGGTATTGCCAATTAATGCATTGGCATTGACACTCGATGCCGCAACACCCGTCAACTGCGAACCGTTACCAACGAAGTAATTACCAGTTACATTGCCAGTTGCACTTACCACACCACCAGTTAGAACATTGCCACCAATCACGTTGCCGGTGATTGATACATTTGATAATGTTCCAACAGATGTTAGACTTGAATACAATACATTTGAACTTAATGTATCTCCAATCAATGCGTTGGCATTTACACTTGATGCTGCCACGCCGGTCAACTGCGATCCATTACCAATGAAGTAGTTGCCAGTTATGTTGCCCGAGGCGCTAACCACACCCGAAATGTATGCACCAGTATTAGAAATTACAGCAACATTACCGGTGCCATTAACACCCATTGTAATATTACCATTGGCAGTGGCAATGTTCACATTACTTGTGCCGTTGCTGATAAATGTTGTGTCTACCCCGTACTCACCAACGTATCTGTAACCCACAACATAGATTGTGTTGGCGGTTCCAGTGCCAATAGCAGTTGGTATGGTTGCGCCATTGAAGTTTAGAACGCCAGATTGATAATCAAAAAACCAAGTATCATCACTGCCAGAGCCTGCACCGAACAGTTTAGTACCTGCGGTTTGAGGATTGTTCAATCCTGTTGGGCCAGCGTACACTTGCACCAAATAATTGTCACCAAACTGTGTGGGGATCCAGTTGATTAGGTTGGTTTTCCAGGTTTGATTGTCAGGTGCCGTTAAGTCTTCTGTACATTGTACTGTGGGGGTGTATCCAGCGCCGCCACCATCTTTGTACACTTGCACCAGTGATGTGGTATTAGCCGGAGGTGTGGCAGGTATGTCTCCACTCTGTGTCCAAATAAGGTCGCCACGATACAGCAGTGGACTGGGTATGCTTTCGTTGAAGGCTTCTTTGGAAGCAGGCTCGGCAGTTTTGGTTACACCGTAGCCGACCTTTTTCCAAAGGTAGTCAATCTTTTGTGATTCGTTGAACGAGGCGGCCATTAAGCGGCTACTCCAATTGATAGGGCTGTGATAGATTGACCACTTGCCAGTGCAATTCTAATTAAAATGTTGTTGCCAGTACTGTTGGCGGCGTTTTGAGATCCCAGAGTCATTGTGTATCCTACATTGGCAATTGCTGTATTTAACGGTATCACATCGGCACCAGTTAGGGCACACCCATTTGATCCGTTACCTCCAGTGCCACTGGCCGCACCAGGAACCCCTGATCCAGCATACTGTGTGAATGCTTCCAGCCAACCGTTGATGGTGCTGGTAGGTCCAGGAAATCCCGGAGTGGGCGATGAAAATCCACTCTTGTCTATGGTTGTGCCCGGTGCCGCTACCCAAACTCCTGCAACACCTGTGGTGGTTGTTAATCTAACATCAAAGTTGGCCAGGCTTGGTCTTGCAAATGCAAAAGTAAAATACTGTGTGCTTGTTCTGCTGCCAGTGACTGACAAGTTTGGTCCTACTGGCAAGTAGCCCGTGCTCAAGTCAACTGCATACTGTGTGAGTACTCCATATCGCACCACTGACTCTGGTGTACCAGCAATTGTCTGTGCTCCTGACCAAGCATTGGCAGTGTAGAAGTTGGTAGAATTGGAGAACGCAGGAGTATTACCTGATGAACTCATTACGATACGTATGGCTGCTTGTGTGTTGGCAGTGGGTGTACAAGTAATTGACTGCTCATTCACTCCGGAGTTTGCACCGGCATACATCTGTATCTTGGTTGGCAATTGTACGGTGGCACTGGTTCCAATCACATTGAGTATGTTGGCTTGCAATGTACTCACGCTGTTGTTGCTACCACCAAGGTTAGCAGTCAAGTTACCAAAAGTATAGTTTGCAGTAACACCAATATTGGCTTTGACGTTGCTACTGGTCAACATACTGTTGCCGGCGTTGTCAATTCCTGCTAAAGATTTAGTTTGGCTTGCTGCCACTACTGCGCCCGAGCCTTCGTATACTGTTCCGCTATCAAGTATAAACGGATTGGTACTGGTAAATGTCTGTCCAGCCAAGTTTGCCACCTGCAGGTTGGCAATTGTAATTGTGGGCGATCCTGTGTTGTAGTAAGGAATACCCGAAATGTATCTGTAGGTTCCTGCTGTGGCTTCCACCATGGCCACGTTGCTGGTAACCAGACTAGGTGCTGTGTTCAAATTGTCTTTGACAAAGCCCACATAGTTGGTGTTGCCTGATACTGAGTGTACCATTTTGTAGTTGTTGTAACCTGTGCTCAAACTGCTCAAAGCACAACTTACGTTGGCACTGAACACTTTGTAGAAGTAACTAGGTACCGCGGCATTGGCCACGTGCAAGTCTTGATCTGCTGACACCACCAAAGCACCCGATGTTCCAACAGTGTTGCTCACATTACTAAATGTCACACTACCTGCGTTGGCATTGTTCACATAAGCATACAACGTACCTGTTACGGCTGTGTTTGCCAGTTGAACGTTGGCACTGGTTGTGATAGTTGCTGTTGTTGCAAAACGTGTGACACTGGTGCCATTGGCTGGAATATTGCCACCTGATGCATCTGTTGCGCCGGCGGCCAGCAATGGACTTGTGCCTTGACTGGCATTGGCGATGGTCAAGTTGGCAAAACCACTCAATGCCGTAGGTGCAGTTGGGTTGGCAGCAATGAAGATATAACCTGTGGTACTAAAGGTATTGCTTTGTGCTGTACTGGTTACACCGTTTGGTGTGCCATTGGCCTGGAGTGACACAGTAAATGCTCCAGTACTGTTATAGGTATGTAACACATTGCCCACGTTGCTCACGCCATTGCTGAATGTAGCATCGCCCCAGGTCCAGTTGGCAATGTTGCTGTTCTCACTGGTGTTCTGGAATGTGAATGTCGATCGGTTGGCACCGTTGTAGTCAGTGTAGAGATAGCCCACTCTGGCGTTGCCTGTGTTGGCAGTGGCATTGGTAGTGACGTTGGCAGTGGTTCCAACAAAGTTGGCACGTGTCTGTGGTTCAATGGTGATTGTGATGTTGCCACTCTTGAATGGGCTAGTACTGTAACCGGTGTACAAGGACAAGTTTGCTGTGTATTGTTCGTATTTGTTGCCCGACTGATTGGCCGCACTCAATGCAAACAAGTGTGTGACGTTGGCCGCACTTGGGTTGCCAGCAAGACCTGATTGAATATTGACATTGCTGATGTTACCGTCGCCATAGTTGAAACTGTACAATTGCTGTGCGCCGAAACTTGCTGTGTTGCCAGGTGTGCCGTTTGAATCGTTGCGGAAACTTATTGTGCCCACGCCGTTGATCACGTTGGCAACGTTGGCAGTGACAAACACATTGCCGGATTGTGAAGAATAAACTTTAACATTGGTGTTGGATGATGTCACACTCACAGGACTTGCACCTGCATTGGCGCTGTTACCAGTTAAATTAACTCCGTACAACACATCAGTGTTGGCCGAAGCATTAGTAAACGTATGGCTTGCTGTGGTCCAGTTGTTGGCTGGAATCACAATAGTTCCATCGCCCCAGTTGATCGAGTAAGTCTCTGCGTACTGACTGGTATTGGTTATCAACACGCCGCCTGGGGTGTCCAAACTTGTTCTGTTGGCAGTAAAAGATGGTATCGGAGTAGGTGTGTACAATGTTATTGTGGTAGACGCTGTACTGGTTGATCCTTTGGCTCCATTGGCCGCATTGCCTGCGTGTGTGCCATTGGTATTGTATGCTGTATAGGTCACAGTAAATGTTCCACCTGATACGTTGCTGAATGTATGTACTGCGTTGGCAGTTGTTACGTTGGCTGTTCCATCACCAAATTGCCACAAATAAGCGTTGGGATTACCGATGTAACGTCCAGTTAGTGCTACACTTAATGGACTGGGTCCTGAACTTACGTTGGCAGTGATATAGGTGTTGCCCACAAATGTATTGCCAGCAATGTTCAAGGCCACCTGGTTCAAATCATCCAGGCCGTCTGTGACATAAGTTGCTGTGGTCCATCCTTGATACGCAACATCATTGCCAGTAAGGTTACCATCTGTGGGTGTACCTAATGTGATTGTGTTGCCTGAACCTCCTGCGGCAACTACGCCGGTAAGAGCCGAACCATTACCAATAAAGTAGTTGCCGGTTACGTTGCCGGTTGCTGATATTTGTCCAGCAGTTGTTAAGTTACCACCAGTTATGTTGGCAGTGGCTGATACTACACCAGCAGTTAATACGTTACCACCTGTAATGTTAGCAGTGGCCGAAACTGCGCCACCAGTTAATACATTGCCACCGGTTACGTTACTGGTAACACTCAAACTTGTACCTGTTGCCGCGCCAATGTTTGGTGTGGTGAGATTGGCGTTGGCTTTGACAATGATATTGCCGCCGCCATCAAATGCTGTGGTATTTTGATCTACCTTGGCATTGATTTGAGTGCCTATTAAACTTATGCCGGCATCGGTGTTGGCTGTGTAAGTTTGACTACTACTAAACTGGCTGAACGTGATGTTGCTTGTGCCAAAAGTAATTGTGCCACTTGGTGCGCTAACAACGTAGGCGCTACCTTTGTTGACGTTACCGCTCTGAACAAAGAAGTAATCATTTAAACTCAAATCAGTTGTGCTGTCTGGTCCGTAAGTATCAGTATCAGTTGAACGAACGATGTTTGTGGCATTGGCCCAGGTATACACACCATTGTAGACCGCATTGCCTTCGTTCTTGACCAAGATTCGTGTGCCAATGGTTTGTACATTGGCTGTGTCAATCAAGTTGAATGAGCCGGTCGTGGTCAGCGTTGCACCAATACCATTGGCCACACCGTTGGGCTGAGCATAAGTGATTGTACCGCCTGTGGTTGTGGCCAGTGTGGTAGTGGTAGCGGCTGCAACTGGAGCGTGATATGCTAAACCAGTTGACACCATGTTGTCAACGTAGATTTTACTTGCGGCGTCTTGATCTTGTTGTGGATATGCTACACTGTTGATAATGGTGTTGGACAACACAATGTTACCAGCAGGTTGTAGTGTCAAGTTGCCAGATGCGGTACTGATGGTCAAGCCGCCCGTGACGGGTTGGATGGCACTGGTGTTGATATTAGCACTAATGATATTACCAGTTGCACTGATCACGCCGCCTGTGAGTACGTTGCCACCAATCACATTGCCTGTGAGTGTTAGATAACCGCTAGCGGATGGAGGTCCAGACAAACTTCCATTATTGTTGAACGTCCATTGATATGCGCCGCCCCCCGGTTTAACACTGATTTGGTAGGCTCCAGTAATTGCCAAATCAAGAGGATTGTCTTGAATAATATTTGCATTAGCAAAGGCCAATGTACCACCGGTAATGCTTACATTACCGCCAGTGACGTTTCCAGTGGCAGTGATCAATCCAGCAGTTAAAATATTACCGCCGGTGATATTGGCAGTCGCGCTTACAACACCACCTGTTAAAACATTACCAACAATAGCGTTACCAGTTGCTGTGATTAGGCCGGCTGTGACAATATTACCACCAGTAATATTACCAACCGCAGAGATTGTAGTTCCAGCACTGATAGCATTAGATGCCACAACATTGCTACCTGCTAAGTCACCTCCTCCTACTGTAATCCCAGTAGCGTTAGCACTGATTACCTGTGGTCCTAGGTAGATACTGTTTCCACTTAGATATAAATCTTTGAAAGCGTGTGTGGGATTACCAATGTTGTAAGTGACGTTGGCACTAGGTATCAAGTTACCAGTGATATTGCCAGTTATAACAAAGTCTTTGGTTGATACCAGGCCAGCAGTATTGATGTTGCTGCCAGTTACGTTGCCAGCGGCTGATACTAGGCCAGCAGTTAAAACATTGCCACCAGTTACAGTTCCTGACGAACTGATCACACCGCCTGTTAGTACGTTACCACCAGTTACATTACCTGTTACAGATAAGTTGGCCAAGGTGCCAACTGTGGTCAAACTTGAGTATATTACATTTGAACTTAGTGTGTTGCCAACTAGTGCATTGGCATTCACGCTGGAGGCTGCCACACCTGTTAATTGGCTACCGTTACCAATAAAGTAGTTGCCACTTATGTTGCCTGTTGCGCTCAATTCACCAGTGATGTATTCGCCTGTGGCGGCAAAAACTGCCACATTGGAGGTTCCGGCAACACCAACAGTGATGTTGCCACCTGAACTGACCACTGTGACGTTTGACGTGCCATTGTTGATATTGGCCACACTGGTGATAACACCGGTCAGCAAAGCACCATTACCAAGAATATAATTACCAACAATGTTGCCAGCGGCAGAGACCAATCCACCAGTTAAAACATTAGCACCAGTGACATTTGCGGTTGTGGTAACCGGACCGGTTAGACTGACCAAATTACCTGTGTATGTTGGCAAATAATTGGCCACGTCAGCGTTACCATACTGTACCGGCAGTCCACTCAAGAAAGCACCATTGCCTAAAATGTAATTGCCTCTAATATTGCCAGTGGCCGATACCTGTCCAATTACTTCGACACCGGCCGGAGTAAAAACCGAGATGTTGCTGGTTCCGGTCACGCCAACAGTGATATTTCCATTGGCACCAACCACAACATTACTGTTGCCATTAACAATACTGGTGCCAGCCGATACTGTGATACCGGTCAGTAATGCACCGTTACCAACGAAGTAATTGCCAGTTACATTGCCAACTGTTTTGATGTTTCCAACAGCACTGATCAAGCCACCTGTGAGCAAGTTACCGGTTGTGGTGTTGCCGGTCACCACTAGGTTATCTAGGTTACCAACACTGGTGGCCACAATACCAGTCAACTGGCGGCCGTTTCCAACAAAGTAGGCGGCAGTTGCATTTCCGCCAGTGAGCAAGTTGCCACCGGTTATGTTGCCTATGGCACTGACTGTGGCATTGGCAGTGAGAGCATATGTTCTGATATTTGTGGCAACATCAATGTTGCTGGTAAACTGAGTGGCATCTGCTTGAATTGTCAGTACCGGAGGGTTAGTGTTGGTAATGTACAGGTTGGCCTGGCCAATGCCCAGACGACCAACATTGGTGTTGCCAGTCACGCTGACCGATGTCAGTGTGCCAACCGAAGTGATATTTGGCTGAGCATTGGCAGTGACAGTTACCGCAGTGACAGCAGAGTTGGCAGTTGTGGCCGAACCTGCTGACACAGCATAGGTGGCATTGGCCACTGTGCCTGTGACATTGGCGCCGGCTAAGTTGGTTAATCCTGCACCAGATCCAATGAATCTGCCTTGAGTGGTCACGTTACCATCAACATTGAGGTACTGTAAGTTAGCAAGAATTTGCAGGCTTGAATAAATGACGTTGGAACTGAGTGTTGTTCCAATCAATGCATTGGCATTGGCGCTTGCATTGGATGTGATTCCTGTTAGCAATGCACCATTACCGATGAAATAATTGCCTGATATATTGCCAATGGCACTGACTTGGCCAGTGGTTAGTAAATTGCCTGCAGTGGCATTGCCTGACACCGCAACAGATGTCAGTGTGCCAACTGTCGTGATATTTGGTTGTGCCGCAGTGGTCACTGTGGCAGCAGTGGTGGCAGTGGTGGCTGAGCCAGCGGCGGTGGCATAGGTGGCATTGGCCACAGCACCACTCACATTGGCTCCTGCTACTGAGTTTGCTGTGTTGGCAGTGGTGGCAGTGGTGGCTGAGCCAGCGGCGGTGGCATAGGTGGCATTGGCCACAGCACCACTCACATTGGCTCCTGCTACTGAATAAGCAGTTCCTGCGGTGACAGCATAGGTGGCATTGGCCACGATACCTGAGACATTGGCGCCGGGTATAGCAGTTAATCCAGCACCAGATCCAATAAATCTACCAGTTGTGGTGATATTGCCGTTGGCATTTAAATAAAGTAAATTACCAACAACTTGTAAACTTGAATACAGCACATTGGAACTAAGCGTGGTTCCAATCAAGGCATTGGCATTTACACCAGATGTAGATATGCCAGTGAGTAATGCACCATTACCAATAAAGTAGTTACCAGTAATATTACCAGTTGCAGTTAACGATGTTAGTGTGCCAACTGAAGTAATATTTGGTTGTGCATTGGTGTAGACTGTGCCTGCTACTGCGGCGTTGGCAACTTGTCCTGTGACGTTAGCACCTGACAGATTGGTTAGTCCAGCACCCGATCCAATAAATCTGCCATCGGTGGTGACATTGCCAACTACTGATAGATACAGCAAGTCATCAACAACTTTTAAACTTGAATATAATACGTTGGAACTGAGTGTAGTTCCGGTCAATGCCGCGGCTGAGATATTGGTTGCGGTTATGCCTGTTAAGAAAGCACCGTTGCCAAGGAAATAGTTGCCAGCAATATTACCAACTGTGGTTATGTTACCAACGGCCGAAATCGATCCTGAACTGATCAAATTGACGCCGGTGATATTGCCACCGGAGATGTTGCCAGATACTCCTAAAAATCCGCTGGTTATGATATTGCCAGCAATGACGTTGGCTGTGGTTCTGACAGGTCCTGTGAGACTGACCAGATTGCCAGTGTATGTGGGCAAGAAGGCTGCAACATTGGCATTGTTGTAGGAGGTGTTGGCAACAATCCCGGTGATTAGCGCACCGTTGCCCACAAGGTAATCACCGTAAATGTATTGGAACTTGTTGTCAGGAGCACCAAGATTATACACACTGGCGGTGCCAGGAACAATGGTGCTGTTGGCTGTGATATTACCAATGCCGTTGCCAGCCAGCGTGAGTCCCAGATTGGTAACGGTGGTTGTGACTATGTTGCCAGAGATTCGTACCTGGCTGCCCACTGGTCCCGCGGTCCAAATCTGTGTAAAATTGTCGTTTACAGCGGTAAAGGCATTGCGTAAGGGCTCACCTGTGCCATCATTGGCTGCCGCCCCTACATCTATTATCTGTTGTGTCATAGGTAAACCATATCCTCTAGAGATATTTACCTAAAGATTGCAGTTGAAGATTTTGGCTAAATTTCTTTGGTCATCAGGCGCTGTTGAAACTCTGCCATGGGCATATGGGCCAAATTTGCCACTCCCAGTAGGTCACGCACCTCAGCCGTGGTATCCCCTGTTACTCTAAAGAAACTGGTTTTGGGGTGGTCTTTCATTATGGTCTTTAATTGATTTGTCCAGTTGCCAGTAAAGGTAGGCACTGCAGAACTTTTTTTATAGAATTCTGTATCAGCATAGCAGTTGTTAAATCTACCGGTGCGTGTGGGTCCTAGATCAAATCCTATCAAATAGATAGCCGTTGCTCCGTCCAGTGCGGCCTGGCCCACTGCCACAGGTCCAGAACTGTAGCCAAAGTGCTTTTGTGTGATGCGTCTTGCACCCAAATCTGGCAAGGGTTTTCTAGTGTAGTGAACATGTGCTTGGCTGTAGCCTTCATGCTGTATGCGCTCGCTGATGGGGGCATCAGTGCTGATCAACACATCAGGCTCAAACTCACGATAGATGGCGTTGCATCCGTAGGTGGTACCCAATGTTTTTAGCACGTTTAAATCTACTGCTTGTCGGCTGATGCCATTGCCCAACACAAATGCCGCGGTCATAAAAAATCCTCCCAGTATGTATCCGGGAGGATTGTGAACTGTTGCAAAAATTAACTTGTTACAGAAGATACCTGTGCCAATTGCAACGAACCGTTTTGTGCATTTGCACCATTGATAACTTCAGCACCAGACCATGTCATTGTGCCTTCGTCTGTGAAGAAGTTCACAGGATAGAAGTTTTCATTAGACTGGTTGTTTGTGCCCAAATTACTGTTGCTGTAATTGCCGTATGTCATGCCATTCCAGTCACGAATCCACTTGTTGGTGATGTAACTGGCGTACACAGCACTTGAATCGCCCACTGAGTAAGAAATGCTCATATTGCCAGCGGATGGCGTTCCTGTGTTTGACAACACACATTGTCCCACTGGATACACTGTGCCGTTACCGGCACCCACTGCCAATGCTGTAAAGATTCTGCCCACTGCGGCTGTGCCCGACATTAGGGTAGTCCAATCACTAGTTCCCAATGACACCACCTGGTAAGTTTGTCCCACAATAAGACCTGTACTGAGTGCCACAGTTCCACCTGTGTAAGCTACCAAAAACTTGTGTGAGCCTTTTTGACGGATGATACGGCCAGTGTAACTGCTGGCAATAGAATAAGTGTTTGTACCATCTGCTAACAAAATGTTAACCAATGCGGCAATTTCTGGGTTAGTTGCACTTGCGGTACTGGTAGTTGGTGATCCACCAACCACACCTAAATATTCAGTAGAGTTGAGTGTGTCAGAAGATCCATAATATGGATCTGTTAATGATCCAAAGTTAGGATAACCAGCGTCTGTCAAGACGTTTTGATTGTAAGTTGTAACTACTGGATTACTTCCAGAAACCGTGGTGCCTGCACCAATGTTTGTTTTTTGAATTTTAAGAGCTCTTCCCATTTGATTTCTCCTTATAGAAGCCCAATGCGGGTTCTAGCCGCTACGCAGTGGTGTCCTGCATAAAACACAGAATTGTGTTGACAAGTATTTAGTAGAAATGTAAAATAGAGTATGACCACGGCGTAAATATCCCTATGAATCAACAACTAATTGACTTAATCGAACAAGGCAACCAGGCTCGTGCTGACCATGAACCTGAAAAATCACTCAGGTGTTATGCCCAGGTCTTGATAGAAGATCCGGACAATGCGCCAGCCTTTTGCAACTATGGCAATGTCATGCGTGAACTGGGACATCCGCAACGTGCCATACCATTCCTACAGCACTCAATCCTGTTGGATCCCTCCAACATCACTGCACAATTTAACTTGGCAGTGGCATATCTACTCACCGGCGACTATCAGCGTGGATGGCCCCAGTATGAAACTCGTTGGCAGTTTGAACACCTGCAAGGCACCGAGCCCCGGTTCTCACAACCACGCTGGCGTGGCGAAGATATCCGGGACAAAACTATTCTTGTGGTAGGCGAACAAGGACACGGAGACTGCATTCAGTTTTCCAGGTTCATTTTTAATTTACACAGCATGGGTGCTCGAATCAAACTGCAGGTCACAGACGGCTTGATTCCATTGCTGAATCAAAGCAACATAATAGAACATGTTGGTAGATACGATGAAGACCTGGGCGATTTTGATTACTGGGTTCCCATCATGAGCATTCCAGGCATCCTGGGTATCAACCTGGATAATCTGTCAAGAATACAAAGTTATCTCACTGCTACTCCAGCCTTGATGAAAACATGGCAAGATAGATTGGGACCTAAAAAACGCATGCGTGTGGGAGTGAGTTGGAGTGGCCGCAAGGACTCTTGGATACATCAACACAAGAGCGTGCCATTCCCTGTGATACTAGATTTGATTCGAGCCAATCCTCAATATGAATGGATCAATTTACAAATTGATGCTGAGCCCGAGGAACAAGATCAACTGGCCCAAGCAGGAGTTACTGCATATCCCAATACCATTGCCAGTTTTGCAGACACAGCGGCCTTGCTCATGCACATGGACGTGGTGATATCTGTTGATACTGCTATCAGTCATTTGGCCGGGGCACTGGGCAGACCAACCTGGGTGATGTTGAATCAATACGGACAAGATTGGCGTTGGCTGTTGAACCGAGATGACTCGCCTTGGTATCCCACTGCAAGGCTGTTTAGACAACCCACACGTGGCGACTGGACCACGGTCACTCAAAAGATTGGCAAATTCCTGTCATGGTTCAAGGTGTAGTTGACCACTCAACAAATCAAGAAATTCTGGGCTGTGAAAATGTTGTTTGTTTTTGGTCAGTCTAGAGTGACACTGTTGATGAATACTCAGCACATGCTGTTCAGCATTTGTGCCTGACAACAACTGATCCAGCCAGGCCACAATTTTTTGCATTTTGAGTTTGTGATCAGTTAGGCTATCCCAATCTCGCCAGGGCACAATGTCTTCAAACATGTCTAGTCCAATATCTTGTAAAAACTGATTTGCACCCACAGGTCCAACAATCACAGGTATTTGATAGGCCAAGAACGGTTTGCACGTTTTTTCAGTAAGAATAATACCTTCGGTTAAACTGGTTTCTGTCACTAGATTTATTGCATGATTTTGATAATCAGGTGACGCCACACTACTTGCTCCATCCATCCACATGACAGGAATTGATTCTTTTGCAACAGTTGATTCAGACTTGCACATGATGGGCAATAAATATTCTAGAGATTTAATTTTTTCTCTTTCTTGTACGGTCAAAAACTCTTTGATGCAAACTGCTTCGAGTCTGTCTTTGATTTGATTTAAAAAACTATAGGTAATTTTGTCAAACCAAGATTGTTCTGCTATCAAAGAAAAAAAGTATAGCCTGTGCCAAGTCAAGTTACGATTAAGGCACATGACTCCTTTGGTTTTTATTAGTTGTGCATCGTATGTTGTTTTACATTTCCGGCTGACTGAATCTTTAAAATATTCATCAACTTGCTGACTTCCAATGGTCCACAAAAATGCCGGGAAAAACTTGATTTTGTCTGAAGGTTTGTAATAATAAGAATAATCACTGGTTATGAGATAAGTTTCACAAATCTGATTTAAATCGTCTAGTATTTTTAGTTTAGTTGGACGTGTGGGATTATAGATTTTGTCTAATATTTCCGGATTCATTGTTGAATCAATCAATATTTTTTGAATGTTATTTTGTGCAACAAAAGTGTTGATTTTATCAAGTTGTTGGGCCCATAAATCATGTGCCAATTCAACATTATCATATTCTAAGAATAGCACGTTGCCCCGCACAAACTGTGCTATCATTTCCAGAGTACCTGTGGGCCAAGGCGAGTGTTCATTGAATCTTTGGATCATGTGATATTTTCAATTGCAAGAGGAAACAACTTGCGCCAATTCAAATTTCTTTTAAGGTCAAGATCATCAAGATATTTTTGAGTGAGAATGTCGCCGGTTTGATTATAACTCACATGAGTGGTTTTACCTTGTCTGTTGCATGATATGTTTTGATCAACCCAATCAACAATCTCAGTCAAATAGTGATTGTTCAATTGAGAAATTGTGATGTTAACTCCAAACTCCACATTGTCGGGTGCATTTTTCCATAGCCACAAAATGTTTTTGATCACTCGGTCCCATTTGGCAGGCCAACGCAGATACTCAAATCTTTGGCCTGCCCCGTCTATGCTAAACACATAACGAATGTTTTGTAGTCGACTGGATTTATCTAAAAAACTTTGTTTGGGTAGCACTGTGCCGTTGAAATGCACACTTATCAATTGCTCTCGGTTGGCATGTTCTAACAAAGTTTCTGTGCTGAAATTCAACACAGGTTCGCCGCCGCCTATTACCAGTCCGGTCATTGATCTTGCTTGGTCTATAATTTCTTGATCAATTGCTCGAGGATTGCCGGGCACAACTGGCATGCCCAGTTCCTGTTGCCAACGTGTGCTGGCAGCTGGTCCGCAGGTGACACAGGCAAGATTACAGATAGATCCAGGATTGAAAGTGGCTGATCCTGGGCAGGTGCCCGATTCCAATAGTTCCATGCAAATACTTAGCCAACAAAAAACCTGCCGAAGCAGGTTTCTTGCCTTCCCATCCCTGGGTAGTTCTCTGATTAGGAGAATGAAAGGTTAGACACAGCGATCTCACCAACATAGTCACCAGCATTGCCAAAAGACGATGCAGTGTTTGTCAATTCGATGTAACCATAACGTGTCATGAATGATACGACTGGTTCGAATGTTGTTGGATCCAACACAACACCACTTGACATCAAAGGAATGTATGGGCAGTAGAATGCTGGAGCGTCTGCTTCTGAAGAACCCTTGTAACCAACCAACACTGGTGTAGTGTCGCTTGCGTAAGAGTCAACAAACACACGCATTGCGCCGTTCAATGTACCCACAAACTTGGTGTTTGTAGGTGCTTCGAATGTGCCTTCTGTGGTGCGAGCAAATGCACTTGTTGTTGCAGATTGCAACACTGTGAGTGCGGCTGAACTCACAACAGCGTAGTTACCTGCGCCACGACGTGTGCGCTGAGCGATCAAGTTAGCAACACGGTTGATCAAAACTGCCAATGCGGCATGTTCGTCACCAACGAATGTAGCAGTACCTGAAACAGTTGCTTGGTTGTATGTGAACTCAGTTGCTGCCAATGAACGCAGACTCAAGAGAATCTCTTGGTCGATTTCAGCAGTGATCTCTTGAGCCAAAGCAGCCATGATTTCTGCTTCAACGTCAATACCGTGCATGGCTTGTGCATCTTGTGCAGATTCAAAAGTCCAACGTGCTTGCAACTTACGTGTGCGAGCTTCAACGGCTTGCTTTAAGATTTGCACAGAAATTTGCTTACCGCCTGTACCTTCCATGGTCGCTGTGTTGTTACCAGTATAGTTGGTAGCAGTACTAGTACCTTGTGGAACTGTGGAGTATGCTTGTGCAATCGTGAATGGTGACAATGCTTCTTGACCAGCGGACACGCTTGTGGCGGCTGCTGATGTGTCAGTCAATGACTGTGCGTAACGAACACGCAGAGTATGGATTTGACCAACTGGGCCTGTCATTGGCTGAACGCCTACCAATTCGTTAGCAATAACGGTTGGCATAACACGACGGATAACTGGCAGAATCACACGGTTGAGTGTGGCGATGTTGCCAGATGCTGTGGAACCAGCACTTGCGTTTTCTTTCAAATACTTGCGTGTATTTTCAAGGACAACGCCCATGCTGTTGCGCTTTGAGCCGTTAAGACCTTCAAGCAATGCTTCTTTGGTCTCGCCCCAGCGGCTTTCTAATAGTTCTTGTGACATTTAAGTCTCCTTATTTAATTATAACCCTGCCAGGCGCTTTAAGTCAATCACATTACTGCGATCTTCTTGTGGACCACTTGGAACAGATTTATCTCCAGTTGCTACTGAAACGTTTTCTGTAATCACTTTGGTGGCTTTTACAGAGCGGTCTTCCAATACGGCTGGTAGATACTTTTCAAATGCGTTCTTCAGACGAGCTGTTTGTACGCTTTCAAGTAAATTACGCATGACATCTTGTTTTTCCCGGTTTAATGGTGCCAACAACATCTCCATGGTGCTTTCGCGCTCATTGGATTCTTTGATTATGCGTATTTCACGTTCTTTTGACTCCACAACAACTTTGGCTCGTTGTGCGAGTTTGATGGCTTCCGCCAACTGCTTGTCCTTGCGAGACAATGCACTATACAACTTGCGAACTTCTGCTTTCTCATTGAGATGAGTAGCACCAAATTCACTGGCGTATGCTTCAAAGATACGACGCCCAAAATTGTTCTCGCGAGCAATTCGGATGTCTTCTTGCAATTGTGAAAGTTCTGTCTTTAGATGACGGCTAACAGCTTGACTCATTTTGTGAGCACTTTCGCGAACGAAACGTGTCTTGAGAGTTTCAAGTTTTGCGCGGGCTTCACGTACCAGGCGGACTTTTGTTTCCACCACGTCACGTTTGTCTGCGGCAAACTCTTGAATTTCACGAGCCAATGCATGCACCATGAAGTTCTCGAGTTTAGCGAGTCCTTCTGTGTGCATCTTGCGGTCTTTGCGCAATTCGCCAATTTCTTCTGCAAGTTTTGTCACCAAGAAGCCGTTGAACTTCTGTGCTGACTCTTTGATCTTGTGTTGGAAACGGACACGGTCTTCGGCCAAGTTGCGCTTTTCAGCGGCTACCTGAGCGATTTCTGCGGCCAAACCTTCTGTTACCATTTTATCCAAAGCCTCTACCATCACTGACTTGTCATGCTCATAGCGTTGTGCGAACTCTTCACGTAGTTCTGCACGAGCCTGTTCACGAGCCTCACTCAACTTGGCTTCCCAAGCTTCTGTGATCTCTTGACGAGTTTCCTCGGTGATTAGGTTGCTATCTAGCAATGGTTTGATTGCATCTAACATTAGTAGATTCTCCTTAGATCTTGAGTTCTCTAATGAGTTTTACAACTTCATTCTTGAGATACTTCTGCACTTTGTTGTCTTCGCCCGCTTCCTTGGCTACCTCTAACAGTCTATGACCGTACTTCATGTTCATGAGACTTTCATATATTGCTTTAGGGTATGCATTGGGTGCGCTGGGTTGAGCAACCACATCTATAGTGACTATTTCGAAGTCACTTACATGTCCTGTTCTGTCGTCAACGTTGCCGCTGCCACGACTTGAAACTCCTAATTTCACTCCAGATGTCAACAAAGTCTTGATCAACTCGCCCATGGGGGTTGGTAAAATCTTTAGTTTGCCGCATCCAGCATCGCCATCCATCCACATACCTTCAACTGAGTGACACACACGATCTAGATTAATTTTCAAATCATCCGGATGATCCACTTCACCTAACACTGAGTTACCGCTTTTGATTTGCTCATTAATTGTGTTAACTGCCTTGCTGATTTCGTGCATGGGATAGACGCGGTCATTTGCATTGCGCTTGTTGCCTTCAATACAAATGCCCTTTAAGTAGAGGCTCTTACCGTGGCCATCCGGTCCAGATTCTTCTAGAACCTGGATGTTGGCCTGGTTAAAGGTAAGTTGTTCTCTTAGTGTTTTCATGTATTAACTACGAGCAACTGGGCTCTTTGTGTTAACACCTGTTGCTTGTGCCAAGTGTGGCTTGGTAGCAGGCTTGGGTTGTTGACCTTTGGACTGAGCAGGCGTATTGCCCACTTGACCGATCAAGTCTTTTGTAGAGTTGCTGTAAGCACCGGCTGCATCATGCTTGCCACCGCCTTCGCCACCTGCGTGAACTGGTTTGACTGTGTTGCCAACTGGACCTTTTGCACCTGCGTTGGCTGCAACCGGGCTCTTAGAATAAGCGCCTTGATCGCCAGTGACTGGCTTTGGAGCGGCTTTCAATGAAATTGCTTCCATCATTTCGCCTGTGTCATCCATTTCAATTGCGTCGCCGCCTTCGTCAGGACCAAAACCGTCGCCGTCGCCCATGTCGTCACCGCCCATCAAGTCTTCAAATTCGGCCATCAACTGGTCCAATTTGTCTTCAAGATTAAGGATGTCATCTTTGGATGCTGGCTCGCCGCCGTCTTCGTCATGCATGTCTTCGATGTCATGAGTAAGATCAGCACCGGCTTCTTCAGCGCCGTCATCAAACTCAGCGTCTGATTCTTCGCTTTCCATGCTCATGTCTTGCTCTTCATCGGCTTCAATGTTGTCGATCAAGTCGTCACTAGCGTCGCCGCCCATGGCATCTTCATCAAGTTCTTCTTCTTCAGAATCTTCATCAAGTTCTTCCTCAGCAGACTCATCAAGGTCTTCTTCGGCTTCTTCTTGCATCAAGTTCTCGTAAATCTCACGGCTTTTGGCCACAACGATGTCATGGAAAAGTTCGCGAGCTTTTGCTTCTTCATCATTGATCACGTATTCGATCAATTGTTCAAATCTGTTCATAAGGGAACTCCTATAGGTAAAGTGTAATGTTATTTACACACTAGGAGAAAAACTAGCGGTTTATGGGGTCAAAATGACGATAAATTACATCGCCGGTGCTTCGGGAGCAGGCGCATACTGCTGGCGCACCAGTTTGAGTTTGTCTTTGTATTCAACTGTGCGGATGTCATTCATTTTGCGTAGTTTGTTCAACTGGCGCAGAGTCAGGTGCGTTTTACGCAAATCGCCCAGTTGTGTTTGGCTGTTGTCTTGTGCTAGATCTTGGTAGGCTTCAGGATCTTTGTGCCAAAATTCATTTAGTATCATATGAATATTTATGCAGGTGGGGCGCCTGCGCCGCCCACGCCACCGGGCACTACAGGACCAGCAGGTGCTGATCCCACTTCAGGCGTACCCACACCTGCTGGCTCCATTTGAGCAATTTCTTGACCAGTGTCAATGTCTGTCTGCATGGCACCTGGTGTGATGCCCACAGCACGTAGATCGCTGCCGGCAACTTTGAGTTCTGGATCTTCTCGCTCTTCGCGCCACATGTCTTCGTTGTCTTTGATTTCGCTTTCGGTCAGGCCCAAGAAGCGTTCAAGCAAAAAGCGTTTTGACATGTAAGGCAGTGGTTCCAACTGCATAAATGCCTGTATACGTGTGTTATCCAGTTCACTTTGACGGTAACTGGCAAAGTTTTGAGGTGCATTAAAGCCCAGGCTGAACAGGCCCGAGTCTATGTTGAACCCGCGCCACTTCAAGAACATCTTGAATTCGTCGTCTAGTTTCTGCGCAATCAAGGCCTGTAAACGTTCACAATACTGGTTGAATCTGTACTCTTGTATCAAGGCCGTGCCTACTTTTCCGTCGCTCAAAGCACGGTCTGAGTCGTCAGGACCGGTGGGCAAGTAACTTGAAGGCACACGCAGACCACGGGCCATCTTGTTGTTAAAGTACTTTAAATCGTCAATTTCGCCGAGATTTGCACCACCTTGCAAGGTTTCTACTGATGAGCCACGGCCGTCTTGTCCTTGGGGAAAGAAGTAGTCTTCGTTGATGGACAAGGGATTGTAACTGCTATCCATCATGTTTTGTCCGCCACCTGTTATGGTAGGAATTCTGCGCTGATGCATTTCATTCTTCACACGTTCCACAAACTGCATGGCAAGGTGGCTAGGCATGTTGCCCACGTCAATTTTGAAGATGCGGCGCTCTGGTGCACGGCTCACACGATAGATAAGAATAGCATCTTCCAGCAGTTCTTTCTGTTTGTAAACTTTGTAGATCTGTTCCAGGATACTGCGCCCAAAAGGCCAAAATACATCCAAGCCTTCGTTCAAACTGCAATGCACCACATGCTTGGCATCAATAGTGGCTTCGTTCATGGCATGCATAAAGCGACTGTTACCCACACCACCACCGGCGCCGCCGTTGGGCATGGTGTAGTTGGATGAGCCGGATATGGTACCTGTCACAGGGTTGGTCATGTAGTCTGTGGTGGTCTTGGCTGCCACAGTCATGTTTTGGAAGTTGGGATTGATGTCACGAATCACATACTGCTCAGGACGCTTGCCTTCTGATTCGTTCACAATAATACGCATGACCTTGCTCATGTCAACCCAGTACATTTCAAATGTTTCTGGATCACGCACAAACACTTGATCGCCATACTTGATGGTGTTACGGAACAGTTTGAAGATGCGCTGGTCCAGTTTGTTTAGTTTGACCCACTGTTGCATCTGCTTCTTGATAATCTCAATTTCGTGATCAGTGGGTTTGTCGTTGTATTTGACATCAAAAGGTGTGCCATTGGTTTCGGACATTTGTGTTGAAAACTCGGCAATGATATCCAGGCAGGCATTGACTTCTGAGTCCATGTCCATGTTTTCATACTGGTTGTAACGTTCTACACGATTGGGGTGGCCAGAGTAAACTTCTGGCAGTCGGCTGGCATAGTTGCGAAACACAAAGTCTGCTTGTGCTGAACTGCTATTGCCGTCGTTGCGGGGATAGTTGGGTAAACCAAATTGATTTGAGCCTGAAATAGGACTCTGTGCTCCAGAGTTGTCTGCAACCTTGAAATACTTGCGCCAAGAGCCTTGTTGTTTATCTGCCATAGTAGTTTATTTACCG